CAAAGCATCTAGCCTATTTAATGGCTTAAATACAGCAAATCAGCCGAAACTAGAGCTAACTAGTCAGGATTGCTTAGTGCATAGTTATGCAGCGCCATACATGCCACGCCTAGAAACTGGGGTGTGCCGTGATGGCAAAGTTTTTGCGGATGGTGTCAGTTTGTGGGCACTCAAGCATTTAGGTGTTGAGCTTATGGATTGGCAAAAGCATGTGATCAGCGGGTTTATGGCGCATGATGAGCGCGGTGATCTGTTGCACCGGCAGGCACTTGTTTCGGTTGCCCGGCAAAACGGTAAGAGCCTTATGTTGCAAAGCTGTTTGGGGTTTTGGCTTACTGAGATGCCTAAATTGCGGGGTGCACCCCAAACTGTGATCACTACAGCGCACCGGCTCGATCTTGCCATTGAAATGTTCCAAACGGTTGCCCCAAAACTTGAGGAAAAGTTTGGCGCAATTTTGACTTGGGCGGTAGGGCGTAATGAAGCCAATTTGCCGGATGGCACACGCTGGCTTGTGCGCGCTGCAACCCCAAACTCATTTCACGGTTTAACAGCTGACGCGGTGTTTATTGATGAATTGTGGGCAGTGTCGCCTGACGCGGTTTCTATCGGTTTGATGCCAACTATGCGAACAAGGCGCAGCCCGCTCATGTTGATGACTTCCACAAGCGGCGATCAAAGCTCAGTTGAAATGCTGCGTTGGCGTGAACAGGGTTTGCGGGCAATAGATGAAAAGAAAACTGGCAGCCTATATTTTGCGGAATTCTCGCCACCAAACTCGATAGATCCAATGAGCGCTGAAGCTTGGGTGCTGGCAAACCCCGCGATAGGGCACACATTGAGCATCGCGGTATTGGAAAGCGAAGCGCAACAACCAAACAGAAACGCTTTTCTGCGCTCGAGCGTAAACCTTTGGACTGCGAGCGCTAACGGTTGGCTGCAGCCGGGCATTTGGGATGAGCTGAAAACATTAGAGCCAATGCCAAAAGGCGGTGTGCTATCCATTGAGCAATCACAAGATGAAAGCCGCTATGTGGGTGTTCGCGCCGCAATGAACAGCGCAGGCAAGATCCAAGTTTGTTTAGAGTTTGTTAAAGACACTTTGCAAGATTGCTGGCAAGCCGTAGAACAAGCATGCCAAGACCAAACCACCCGCCTACTGATCACCCCAGCTTTTGAAATGAGTTTGCCACCCAAATTTGCGCGCCGCTCATCAATGGTTGGCAATCGTGAGCTGCAACGCTGGACAGCAGCCACCCGCGCCGCCATCCTAGAAAAACGCATACAGCATGACGGATCAACACTATTCGCACAGCATGTTGAAAGAGCAGTAGCAGTAAAAAATCAGGGTGCGGTAACTTTGTCATCAATCAGATCACCCGGACCAATCGAGCTTGCCCGCTGTTTAGTGTTCGCCACAGCGATGGTTTCCAAACCGGCAAATGTCGGCAAACCCACGATCATTTACGCAAACGGCTAACATTATTTGCGGGTGGCTGCCGAGTGAAACTTTCTCGGATTACTGCGGCAGCCACCTATCACAAACAGCAAAACATTTTTAAGGCATACTTAGCGCATGGGAATTTTTAACCGCAGCACACAAAAAGCGATGATCAGCGAGCAACCAAAAAAAGCTGCCGCTGCGGGTGCAATGATGCCGGCAACAAACAACTCAGGCGCGGGCATGGTTGGTGTTTACTATTCCTACTTTGAGGGCAATCAGAGACAAATTGCTATGAGCCAGCCCACGATCAGCCGCGCTCGAGATTTGCATTGCACCACGATCAGTTGCATGAATTTGCGGATGTATAACGAAGTGTGGAACAGCATTGAAGAAAAAATGCAAAAAGTTTTTATAGCACCGCGCAGCTGGCTACGAAAAATAGATCCATCAGTGCCAAACAATTTTATAATTTCGTGGACTGTAGATGATCTTTTTATTTACGGCAGAGCGTTTTGGTATATCACAAGCCGCACAGCTGACGGCTACCCAGCGAGCTTTACGCGGCTACCGGCAAACCTTGTGCAAACACTCGATCAACCCGGACCGATTTTTTATGCGCCATCAAAACAAATAACTTTTCAAGGCGGCGAGCTTGATGCAGAAAATGTTGTGCAATTTCTTTCACCAATTCAGGGCATTGTTTACATGTCAGAAAAAGCAATTAACACAGCAATTAAATTAGAAAATGCGCGCTACCGAAACGCAAGCTCAGCGATCCCAGCAGGCGTATTGCAAGTGCAACCAAACTCAGAGCCGCTTTCACCACAAGAGCTCGCTGATTTAGCGGCATCATTCAACGCCGCTCGAGCAACAAACCAAACAGCGGCGCTTTCACCTGAGGTGCACTACATAGAAACAGCAACATCACCGGACAAAATGCTTTTGATCGCAGCAAGCGAGTATCAATCCGCTGATCTCTGCCGGCTCACCAATATCCCGCCCTACTTGGCAGGCATCAGCGTTGGCTCATACAGTTATCAAAACAGCAAAGAAAGCCGCGCAGATCTTTGGTCTTTCGGTACTCGAGCATATGCCGATTGCATTGCAGGCACATTAAGCCAAGATGCTTATTTGCCGCGCGGCACTTTTATCGAATTCAACATTGAGGAATATCTTGAGAGCGATTATGAGCCAGCCAACGAAATGCCAAACACACAACGCAACGATGAGATAGGATCACGAACATGATCAAATTAACCCCCAAGACATTGATCACGGTTGATGCGGCAGCGGCAGAGGGCTCGCCGCGCCGCTCAATCAGTGGTGTTGCAGTTACTTACGATGAAGTTGCAACTGTTAGCGATGGCACACAAGTCAAAATTTTGCAAGGCGCGCTTCCGGTCGAAGGCAGAAACCCGAAGCTATACATGCAGCACGACAGCACACAGATTATTGGGCAAGTAGTCGAGCGGGTAGATACAAACGAAGGCATGCTTTTTACAGCCAAGATCAGCGCCACAACTTTGGGCAATGATGCGATGGAAATGGTAAAAGATGGCACTATTGATGCGGTTTCGGTTGGCATCAATCCCACCAAATTTAGCTATGACAATGATGGGGTGATGATCGTGGAAGCCGCTCAATGGACTGAGCTAAGCCTTGTTTCACAGGGCGCTTTTGAGGGTGCTGTAATAACTGAGGTGGCTGCAAGTATCCCACAAACTGATGAAACTTTAGATAATAATGATAAGCAAGACACAACAAAGGATGAAAACAACATGAGCGAAAAAGTCGAAAACCCAGTAGTTGAGGCAGCACAAGCAACCACAGAAAAACTTTGGGCGCAGCCAAAACGCGAATTTAAATTGCCATCAGCCGGTGAATTCATGGCTGCATATCACATTGGCGGCGACACTTTTAAAAACATGAATGCAGCTGTGCACGAATTTGCACAGACACAGCGCACACCATTGCAAGCTGCAGCGGGCGATGTTCTCACAACTGACACACCCGGCTTGCTTCCAATTCCGGTGCTCGGACCACTTGTGCAGGACATCAATTTTCTGCGCCCTGTAGTAAACGCAGTTGGCGCGCGCGCATATCCTGATGGCGGACAATCAAAAACATTTATTCGCCCAACGATCACAACGCACACAAGCGTTGCATCACAAGCAAATGAGCTTGCTGCAGCATCAGCCACCACAATGGTTATTGCTTCAAACAGCGTTAGCAAAACAACTTTGGCTGGACAAGTAACACTTTCAGTGCAAGACATTGATTTTACTTCGCCAAGCGCAATGCAATTAATTCTCAATGATCTCATGGGCGAATACATGCTTGCATCAGACAATCTTGCAGCTGATAATTTGTTGGCTGCCGCAAACTCATCAGGTGTTTGGGATGGCACACTTGCCGATTTGCTCACATCGGTTTACGATGCGGCAAACGATGTTGCAAGCGGTCGAAACTGGATGCCTACACACATGTTTGTTTCAGTTGATGTTTGGGCACAACTTGGCAAACTTGCAGACACTACAGGGCGACCAGTATTCCCGTTTATTGCAAACGGTTTGTCAGGTCAAAACGCGCTTGGCTCACAAAATGCAGTTTCATGGAACGGCAACCCACTTGGTCTTGAACTTGTAGTGGATAGCAATTTTGCTTCTAAAACAATGGTCATCACTCGAGTAGGACAAGGCACAGGCGATGCTTATGAATTCTACGAAAGCATCAGAGGTTTGATGAGCGTTGAAGTGCCAGCCACACTTGGGCGCACAATGAGCTTTCACGGTTATGTTTCAACCTTTGCCGCAATTAGCGGCATGATCCGCAAGATCACACAGGCTTAGCCTTAGGCGGGCAAACCGCTCATGGCAACATACAACACAGCGAGCAAGCAACTACTAGATAACTATGCGGTAGTTGCTACACTCGAGCCATCACCTATTGAAGTAGGGCAATCGGTAACGGTTGGCAGCTTAGGCGCACCATTCAACGGCACTTTCACAGTGCTTGCATGCCCACAGTTTTTATTTACTGGGGTGGATGGTGCAACAGGTGAATTCATGTATGACTTCACAAACCCAGTGCCTAATCAAATCCTTTACGCTTGCACAGGCGATGATGTCGAATTTGTTGCAACCTTTGCCGGCACGATTACTTACACTCAAACATGCACATGGATTACAGCAACCAACATTGAGGATTGGTTAGGGATAGGCACAGCAACCGCAGCTGATACAGCGTTTTTGACGCAGTGCGCGGCAGCTGCAAACGCATTTTGTTACAGGCGCAGACAAGAGGCAGGCTATTTTGACAGCCTTACAACTTCGCCTAGTGGTGATGTAACGCTGGGCACGATCATGTATGGCGGCAACCTTTACAGGCAGCGCGGCGCAGTAACAGATTTTGCAAGCTTTGATGGCATGGCGGCAGGCGGCACAAACGGGCTTTCACCAATGATTAAACAGCTGTTAGGTGTGAACAGGGCAACGGTTGCCTGATGCCAGTTGCCTACACAGACCTATTCAATGTGGCGCTCGATAATCTCACAACAAGTATTGGCGCAATCTTAGGCATCAGCGTGGTAAACGATCCACGAAACGCAAACCCGCCATGCGCCTTTATAGATGCACCCAGCTTTACCGGCTGGAATTACAACATAGTAAAAATGGCTTTTCCAGTGCGCCTAATCACACTTGGACCGGGCAACCTTGACGCACAACGAAACCTTTTAAACATGATGAGCAAACTATTGCAAGCCAATTTGGGCATTACGGATGGCAGACCAACGGTAGCTATCATTGGCGGCGCAGAGTATCCCGCCTATGATGTAACTGTAAACATGCAATCACAAACGGCTTAGAGGTAAAACATGGCAACATACATTGTTACAAGCGACAGGCTTGCAGGTTTTAAACGCGGCGATCAGCTCGATAGCAAAGACATTGATGGCAACATTGAGCATTTAATTGAAGCTGGGCACATATCCCCACAAGGCTCAAAAAAATCTGCTAAAACTAAAGACACAGACACAGAAAAGGAATAACCCAAAATGGCGACAACTGTTTACCTCTCGAACCCGGCACTTACTATAAACAGCGTGGATCTTACAGATCAATGCACAAGTGCGGTTTTGACACTGAATTACGATCAATTAGAGACCACTAGCTTTGGTCAAACCGCTCGAGTGTTTGGTGCAAGCACAGTTACATCGTTGCAAAACAACACATTTGAAGTTGAGCTGTTTCAAAGCTATGCAGCAAGCGAAACCGAAGCCAGCATTTATAGCTTGGTTGGTGTCCAAACAACTATCACGGTTTCACCAACCGCAGCTGGACTTGCAACACCAAGTGCAACCGCGCCAAAATACACTTTGACAGGCGCTTACCTTTCGAGCCACACGCCAATCAATGCCAGCTTGGGCGAGCTAAGCACAATCACGCTCACTTTTACAGGCGGCACACTTACTAAAGCCACTTCATGATCTCGCGGCTTAAGCCGCTGAGAAATACAAACGCAAGACCGCGAGAGCGAAGCCTTGCCCGAGAAAGGAAAACTAAATGCAATTAACGCTTAAAGCCGTATTTACTGACGGCACAACGCAAACCATTGAAACCAATTTGGCAACTGTGGTTGCATGGGAAAGAAAATATAGGCGCAAAGCATCCGAAATGGCATCCGGCATTGGTGTTGAGGATCTTGCTTTTATGTGTTACACGGCATCACAAAAAGCGGGCGTAACTGTGCCAGCCACACTTGATCTTTACATTGACAAGCTGCGAAACATTGAAGTGGTGGATCAGAACATCCCAAAAGTAGGCGAGGAAGTTTAAGATATGCGCTTGCCGAAATCTTGGTTGCAACAGGGTTTTGGGGTGCTGAAACATTTGAAATTGATGATGTGAACACCGTGATTGAAATTCTTAACAGACAAAGCCGGGCAAAATAATGGCTTACACAGCGCGCATAGAGGTGCATGGCATCAAAGAAGCATTGGCTGAGCTCAATAGCTTTGATCCGAAATACCGCAGGCAGGTAACTAAAGACATTGCTAACGCTGGGCAAAAGATTATTGTGAGCGCTCGAGACATGATTAAAAACTTTGATAACAGCGAAGGCAATGGTGCGCCGCTATCGGGCATGTATAAATCAAAGCTTGTAAAAGGGCGTGATGTGTATTGGGATAACAACACTGTGCGCGCAGGTTTTAAAGTAAAGGTTGGTGCATCTGCACAGCGGCAAAGGCTTGTTACTTTCAAAGATAAGTTTGATCCTGAAACAAACCCGCGTGAAAGCCACAATGTGCTGTTTAAGGCAAAGCCTTATCAGTTGATGGTGATCCAACAAAAGGATGCTGCCGGCGCAATTTATGATCATGCCGGCAGGCGCACCAAAGGCATATTTGTAACAAATTTAAATGCTGAGGTTGGTTTAGAGCCACGCGCTATTGATCCAGCTGTGGACATGCACAAAGAAACAGTTGAGCAAGAAGTGTTGGCAATTGTGGAAAAGGTTATGGAAAAAGTGAACAGAAATTTGCAGGTGCGCTATGGCAATTAACATCCCAATCATCTCAAGCCTTGATAGCAAAGGTTTTGAAAAGGCGGCGCTCGAGTTTAAGAGCCTTGAAACCAACAGCCAAAAAGCTGGGTTTGTTATGGAAAAGGCTTTTTTGCCGGCTGTGGCTGCGCTTGCCGGGCTCACGGCTGTAGCTGGGTTATCGGTAAAGGCTGCAATTGAGGATGAAGCCGCACAAGCTCAGTTGGCTAAAACTTTGCAAAATGTTGTGGGTGCAACTGAAGGACAGATTGCTGCGGTGGAAGCGAGTGTGGCGGCGATGCAAATGGCTACCGGCGTTTCGGACAGTGAGCTGCGCCCGGCTTTTGCGAGTTTGACCCGAGGCACAAAAAATCTTGCTGATGCAAATGATGCGCTTGTTTTGGCAATGGATATCAGCGCGGCAACCGGCAAAGATTTGCAGAGTGTCAGCGATGCCTTAGCGCTTGCCTTTGGCGGCAATACTAAAGCTCTTGCCAAACTTAGCCCTGAATTAAAAGTTGCAATTAAAGAAGGTGCAACGCTTGATCAAGTGATGGGCACATTAACTAAAACTTTTGGTGGATCAGCTGCAGTTGCAGCCGGCACAGCTGAAGGGCAATTTAGGCGGCTCAATGTTGCACTTGATGAAGCCAAAGAAAGCATTGGCAAAGCATTGTTGCCAGCGGTTGAAGCCGTTTTGCCATTACTAATTAGTTTTGGTAATTGGGCAGCCGAGCACACAGGCGTGATCACAGCTGTGGGCGTAGCAATAGCGTCAGTTACAACAGCGTTGATTGCTTTTAAAGTTGCACAGGTTGCAGCTAATGCGGTTGCAGTAATTGCTATTGCTCTAGGCTATTCACAAGCTGCGGCTGAAGCCGCTAAAGCCACTGCAATGAGTTGGGGTGTTGCTGCGGCAGCTATTGCTGCAGGTTTGGTTGCTGTTGGCGGTGCATTGCTTGTTTTTAGAAATCAAAACAAACAAGCCGCAGTTGCTACTACTGATCTTGGCACATCAGCAAAAAGCACAGCTGTGGACATGGGCAGGCTAGGTGTAACGCTCGATTATATTCGCGGCACAAAGATCGCTGAATACATGGCAGAAACAGAAAAAGAAACAAAGAAAGTTGCCAGCGGTGCGGGTAGTGCAGCTGATAAAGCCAAAGAGCTTGCAGAAAAAACAACTGAAGCCGCTAAAGCATTGCGTGAATATATGGGTGCGGCACTCGATGACGCTAAAAGCAAACTGGACAAAGCGCAAAGCGCTTTTGATAGTTTTAGCGGATCAGTTGCACAAGTCATCACAGATGCACTTAATTTTGGTAAAGCTTTTGAGGAAGGCGGCGAGGATGCCGGCACAACCTTTTTTAGTGCACTGCAAAAACAGGCAGACAAAACTAAAGAATTTGGTGATTTAGTCGAACAATTGCTTGCTGCGGGTTTGTCTCAAGATGCGTTGCAACAAGTTATTGATGCCGGCATAGATAGCGGCTCAGCAATCGCTAAAGAGCTTTTAGCGTCATCAGAAAATGTTTTGCGGGCAAACACCCTTGTAGAGCAAACCCAAGCCATTGCCGAGCGCATAGGTGAGCTGTCAGCACAAAAGTTTTATGGCGCGGGCGTATCAAATGCCAAAGCATATTTGCGTGGTGTCGAGGAAGCATTAGCTGCAGCTGAAAGCCGCCTATCGCGCAAAGGTATAAATTTTGCAGATGTTAAAGGCATTAGTGCTGGGTTTACTGAAGCGATCAGCGCGCCAAGTGTGTCGCCCGTAGTGATGCCAAACATCGATGAGCTCAATGCTCGGCGCAATGGCGGCGCTGTAACTATCAATGTGAACAGCCAGCTGGCAACAAAATCTGAAGTAGGGCAAGCGGTAACTGATGCGCTGCGCGCTTATAATCGCACAGCTGGACCGGCACAGTTTGAGATCGCATAATGTCAGGCGTTGCAGTAGTTGGCTCAGGTAACTATGAGCTGTTTATTGACACAGGTTTTTTGCAAAATGCGTTTTTGCTTGATGATGCAATTGCAGGTGTTTTAGATAATACAACCTATGTTTTGGATGGCACAACGAACTTTGCTGGGGTGCTTGATGGTTGCACAAATGTTTCGGTAAGGCGCGGCAGACAAGATCAAGGCGATCAATTTTCACCCGGCACAATGAGTTTTACGATGCTCGACACCACAGGCATTTTTAACCCGTTTGATGAAACTTCGCCTTATTGGGATGAGACAACACAGCAACCGGGTTTAGCACCATTGCGCCGCGTAAAACTGCAACGCTACGATGCCACCAACACGGCACAAGACATTTTTAACGGCTACATCATTAACTATGATTACAATTTTGCGCTGGGCGGTTTGGACACATGTACAGTTTTTTGTGCAGACCAGTTTTATTTGTTGGCGCAAACCGTTATGGATGAATTTAATCCGAGCGAGCAATTATCCAGCACCCGGCTTGGAACTGTGCTTGATCTACCTGAGGTAGCTTTTCCAGTAGCTCAACGCGATATTCAAACCGGCACAGTTACTCTTGGCGGCTCAGCTGCGTTTACAGTGCCGCAAGGCACAAATGTTTCACAATATTGTTCACAAATAAACCAAGCCGAGCAAGGCAGATTGTTTATGACACGCTCAGGCGATCTGCGTTTTGAGCCAAGAATAGGCAACACGCTTAGCGGATCAGTTGCAGATTTTCATGATGATGGCACAAATTTCAAATTTAACGGGGTGGGCATAAGTTTTGAAGCTGATCAAGTTGTCAATCGAGCAACGGTAACTATTGCCGGTAGTAACAGTCCGCAAACCGCAGATGACGCAGCAAGCCAAGCAACCTATTTTGTGCAAGCGGTAAACATCAGCGAAAGCCTTTTGCACAACGATGCTGCAGCGCTTGAGCTTGCAGAATATCTGCTAGTGCCCCAGCCTGAGCCACGCTATACAAGCGTTGAAACCCAATTCAATATGCTTACAACCGCCCAAAAAGATGTGCTGGCAACTATAGAAATTGGCAACACAATTACTATTGAAAAAACCATTGGTGCAACCGAGCTTGCCCAAGAGCTAGCAATTGAAGGCATTGAACACTATTTAAGTTTTGATGCCGGGCACTCAATCACGCTCTTTACAAGCCCTACCACAGTGGTTTATGAGCTTATTTTGGATGACGCTATTTACGGCATCATTGATGCGCTTAATGTTTTAGGATAATGTAAAGGACACTTATGGCAATTCAAGATTTTACAGCCGGGCAAGTTTTAACTGCCGCACAGATGGACAGTTTGCAGGCTAATGATTACAACTGGACAGTAAGCACCAAGACCGCTAGCTACACACTTGTTGCAGCCGATAAAGGCACTCGAGTTGTGATGAACAACGCTGGCGCAACCACAATCACAGTTAACACAAGTTTGTTTGCTGCAGGCGACACTTTGTTTATTCAAAACATTGGTGCAGGTACTTGCACAATCACGGCAGGCACAGCGACGGTTACAACCGCCAGTTCATTAGCGTTGGCACAATGGGGAGGTGGCACGCTTTATTTTACAAGTGCTAGTGCTGCTATTTTTTTTAGCGGTGGTGCGCCTAGCGCGTTTAATCTTGAAGTTTTAGTTGCTGGTGGCGGCGGCGGTGGCGCAAACGCCATTGGCGGTGTTGGCGGTGGTGGTGGCGGCGGTTCAAATCATATAAATATTTCAACTGTTGTCGCGTTATCAAAAAATTATTCAATTGTAATCGGTGCTGGTGGTGCGGGCGGTACTGGCGCACAAAATTTAGCCCCAGCCGCAGGTCAAACAGGCACTAATTCATCTTTTGTAAATCTAGGTTCTTTAGCCGGTTCTGGTGGCGGTGCTTGGAACTTTAATAGTGGCAATGGTAAATCTGATGGCGCTAATGGTGGCGGCGGTTCATATACGGGTACTGGTGGCGCTGGTCAAGGTGGCGGTTTTGCTGGCGGTAATGGTTCAAGCACAGGTTCAAATGGTGGTGGTGGCGGCGGCGGTTCATCACAAATTGGAAGTAACGCTACAAGTACGAATGGTGGCAATGGCGGTAACGGCACTTCGAATTCTATAACTGGTAGCGCCGTTGTGCGTTGCGGTGGTGGCGGTGGCGGTGGCGCAACTGGTGGCAGCGCTGGTTCAGGTAGTGGTGGCAATGGTGGCGGAACTGGCGTTGACGGCACTAACGGCACAGCAAATCTCGGTGGTGGCGGCGGCGGTTCAGGTAAAACAACTAGTCCGTCCCTAGGTGGCAATGGCGGTAGCGGCGTTTGTATTTTGAAATATTTAACAAGTTTTGGGGCAATAACAATTGGTGCAGGTTTAACAGGGTCAACAACAACTAGCGGCAGTTATACAATTGCAACCATTACCGCTGGTTCTGGCAATGTAAGTTGGGCATAATGGCACACTACGCATTTATAGATAGCAACAATGTCGTGGTCAAAGTAATCACGGGCGTTGATGAAACAGAAACACAACTAGACAACGGCATAGAAGTTGGCGGTTCAACAGAAGCGTGGGAAGCGTTTTATCAAGCGCAATCTTGGCACGAAGGTTTAATTTGCAAGCGCACTAGTTATCACGGAAATTTTCGAGGCGTTTACGCAGGCATTGGATATACCTATGACGCAGAATTGGATGAATTTGTAGCACCGCCACCAATTGAGCCTGACAACGGGCAATAATGTGCGCTACTGGCTACTCACGATCGCATTGTGCGCTGGTTGCGCTACAAGTAAAACAAACACAACAGGCGGAATTAAAATCCGCAATTTATCAGTAAGCGAGGTTTGCCAATATGGGTCGCCTGACCGGTGCGAAATTAGAAAATGACCAACTGCATGCCCGGCTGATTGTCAGCGTGGGCATATTGATGGCAATCACATTTGTTTTGATGGTTGTGGGTTTGTTGTTTGGTTTGTTGTTTGTTTCTATGCCTGAGGAATTGTCGCCGCTCGATAGCAAAATAGTTGATCTTTTGAGCACTATTTCTGTGTTTTTAACGGGTGCGCTATCGGGTTTGGTGTCTGCTAACGGCATTAAAAACCGCGATAAAAACAACAATGGTATAGCTGACGATTTAGAAACCGTTTAATTGTGAAGCCTTACATTGTCGCAAATCAGCCAGTTGTTAAAGCGCCTTTGCCCGGCATGGATGAGTGGATTAGGCAGGCAGTCAAATATGCGGATGGCTGTTTATGGAATAACGGCAGCTGGGTAATACGAAACATGAAAACTAAAGGAAAAGAGCATTTGGTTTCTAACCACAGTCGAGGTTTGGCGGTTGATCTTTCCTACCGTTGGCAGGTTAAACAGGGGCGCGGTAAACCTGATGGTGAAAAACTTGCACAAGTGTTTTTGAACAAAGTTTTGCAACACGCTGAAGTTTTAGGGGTGCAACTTGTGATTGATTACAATCGCAATCGCAGCTGGAAAGTTGATCGAGGCACTTGGAAAGCTGGCAATTTTGAGCCGGGTGATTGGCTGCATTTTGAGGCAGATCCGGATTTAATCAAAGATGTGAAAGCTGTAAAAAGCGCTTGGGATAAGGTTTTTAGCGTAATCCCGCAAACACTCTAAAACCTTTACTAAACTTGGATCACCATCCGAGAAAGGTTAGGTGCTTATGCCCTTATTAACTAAAACTGCTATTGCTATTTTCGCTAGTCTCACTTCGCTTTTTATTTTGAGCAAGCCACCCGCGCCCACAGCTGAGGATTTACAGCCACGCTATGCAAGCGTTTATGTGGGTTATGAAGCGCCTGTAGTGCCAACCAGCCAAGCGCCCACAACTACGCTCAAAACGGCTCTAAAAGGCTGTGATGCCGTATTTGCAATGGCTCAACATGTGGGCTGGGATGCAGATCAGCTTGGCACACTAATTGCGGTTGCCCAACGCGAAAGCCGCTGCCAAACTGACGCTTTCAACCCGGCTGACACCTACGGGCAATCCTATGGGGTGATGCAAATCAATGATTTTTGGTGCAAACCATCACGCTATTTTAAACAAGGCTATTTGCAGGCTTATGGTTTGCTCGATACATGCCAAGATCTATTTGATTTGGAAACAAACATGCGCGCAGCTTTAAACATTTACCGTTATTCAAACGGGTGGCGGGCATGGGGTGGCAAATGAGGCATTTCATTGTTGCATTTGTCTTACTGTCTTACACGCTTGTGGTAGGTTTTTTAAACAATCATTAACTAGAGAAAGGGTTAATAATGTCCGAGAAATTTGATGTTGATGTAATCAACCAACTGTGTGTGGTTGTGCGGCAGCGTTATGGTGAAAACGCAGTTGAGGCGCTTGTTGGCGCTTTATCGAGTGTTTGCAATTTTAAGCAACTTGAAACGCTTTTGGCTAGGTGGTCTGAAAATGTCTGATGATCTGTATCAAGACCCGCAGTTAAAAGCGATTATTAAAGTAATGCAAGACATCACAGAAAACAAAGTGCCGTTTTATGAGCCGCATGAGCTAGCAGCTCGAAGCACACTCAGAGCTATCCAGTGGCAGATTGATGATCACAATGTTTTGGATGATGGCGAGCTAATTGATGTGCTTAATCAGGCGCGCATTGAAATTAAATATTTGTGCAGCATCATCACAGATTTAAAGCAACGCATCGCCAACCGTGATAGCGAAATTAAAGCGTTGGAATATTTAAACAAGTTTCAAGCATCAGAAATCAGTCGCATTGAAAAGTTGGCTGCGCAATGATTGTAAAGTTTGATCAAGATGATGTTGAATTTGTGCGCGCTTGGGCGCAAGCTTGCAACGCCAAAAAAACTCAAGATAAAAAAATTGATGCAACACAAACAGATGAATTTGTGTCATGCATGGGCAAATTCGGTGAGATCGCAGCCGGGCGCGCTTTAGGTGCTTTTCCTAATTTTGATATAACGGTAGGCGGCGATGGCGGCAACGATCTTGAAGCTTGGGGTTTAACATGGCAAATCAAAACATCTAGCATCAGAAAACTTATATTTAACAGCCTTGATGAATTTTCAAGTGATGCAGCCATCCTTGTCCATCTAATATCAGGTAAAGAAAAAATGTTTGAGCTACCGCATTTTCATGTGCTTGGCGGTATCAGCAAAACAAAATTTGAAAAACAGCACTACAAGCATGACTTTGGTTACGGGATGCGCGCAGTTTGTGATCTAGACCATTTAACAGCGCTCGACACAATCAAAGCGGCTTGTGGGGTGTCAGCATGAGCGGTTTTAAGCTTGGCGATTATGTTGATGTGCCAACCCGGTTGGCGATGGCGCTAAAAAAATATCCTGATCTGCGGATAGCGGAAAGCCGCCCACAAATAGTTGAGGTTGATCAGCAAAAATATGTTGAGATTAGTTGCACAGTTTGGCGTGATGCTGAGGATCTTGTTCCAGTTGTGGCTTATTGCTGGGAACAGATACCGGGCAAAACGCCTTACACACGCGGCAGCGAAATGATGAACGCAAGCACTAGCTGTTTGGGTAGGGCGCTTGGCTTTCTTGGGCTTGGTATTGGTAAAAGTATTGCTTCGCGTGATGAGGTTGAAACCGCTCAAGCTCGACAAGCACCCACCCAGCTCGCAGCCGTTGTGCCTATGCGTAGCGATGTTGAGATGCCTTTTCCGGATGAACCGCAGCGCGATTATGCGACACCAAAGCAATTGGGGATGATGCGTGCTTTAGCTAACGGTCAGGGTTTGAAAGGTGATGATCTTAAGAGTTTCTGTAGTGCTACTGTGGGGCGCGAAATAAACACAACCGGCGATCTGTTGAAGCATGATGTGAGCAAAGTTATTGACGCGTTAAAAGCTTTAGATAACAAATAAAACTTAATTACGGGCATGGCTTGCATCAGTGCAATGATGTGTGCAACACGCGGAAAGCGCGGGTAGATGATCTATGTGGCAACACATAATCAAGCAAAAACGATATAAGAGTAGGGTGCTGTGCGAGGCAAAACAGCGGGGGGCTTAACGCACTAGGTTTAATCACACACAAACAACAAAAAACATAACAAAAACAAACCACAAACATAAGCTCGAGCACATGACATACCAACACAAACTAGGACAAGGCGCACAGCGCCGCGTCAGCACAAGCGAAGCGCGTGAGCCATGAGCAACAAACGACAAACACACAAACACAAACTCGCCCAACAAACCCGCTCAAGCGCAGAATACAAACACAACCGCAAACTCATACTGCAAGACAAACCAAACTGCCATTGGTGCAACCAAAGACAAGCCACAACCGCAGACCACTTAATCGAAGTAGATCGCTGGGATCACACACAACCCGGCATCAACTCGCTCGATAACCTTGTGCCCGCCTGCAAACAATGCAACTCATCACGCGGCGCACGATACGGCAACCTGAAAAAACTAAATATCTATGAGCCTGCGCCCAGCGTAAACATTAACGCACAAAAAAATTATGCAACACAACGCATTTTTATACAAAACACAGATGAC